CAAGTTCAGTGCGACGATGAATACTTGTTATTCTCTACCAGAAACAACCGTATCCGGTCAGGTTCTGGGAATCGATTTAGGTTTCAACGACGCGACAGCATACTCTTTAGCTCAATTTTACAACGGCGATCCGTGTCTTTACTTCGTCCACGCCTATAAAAAATCAGGACAAATTGTTGAGGACGTTGTCAAAATCATTCGTGACTATCAAAAGCTTTATAAAGTGACTCAGATAGTAATCGACAACGCATCCAAGCAGGTCGTCGAGACAATTCGGGCGCGGTTTGAACTTTGGGAGCTAGTTATCACGGCGGCAACCAAAACCGATAAAATGACATATGTAGAAATGATGAATTCGGATTTTAAAATGGAACGTATCAAGCTACTGCACAACGATACGAAAGAGCTAGCCGAAGAGTATTCCAACTTGATCAAAGATCCGAAGTCGCTCATTCCAAAAGAGCACGCCGCTTGCGACAATCATTTATGTGATGCGTCGTTATATGCGTGGCGGTATGCGAGAAATTATATGGAGACCCTACCAGACCTACCGCCGAGCGTAGAAGACAAGCTAGAAATGGAAGCACTAGAAGAGTTGGAAAGACAAGAAATCCGCGAGAAATACGAGCTAGAAGAATACACTAACCCCTTTTTTGAAGGATTTTCCTATGGGTGAGCACAGTCTTTTTGCAGAAATTTTAGAGTTGAGCAAGGGAAGCAATGTTAAACGTGTCACTATTGGTAGCATGACTGTAGAATTTTATTCGTCTTCACATTCTTCTGCAGAAAGCATTGAGGCCGATAAAGACAATATTCAATATGTTGACCCAATCGACGAGCAGGAATATGAAGAAGCAAAAAAAGACGAATTCGACGCAGATTACCTACTAAACAACGCGCCGCAACCCCTATTTTAAAGGATTAAAATATGAAGGACGTACCGAAGGTATATTATAACTATAAAAATTCTATGAAAACGAAAGACCTAGAAAGGCAGTGGTGGAATTCAAACGAGGCCGACGCTTACGAAAATGTTTTTCCGCTAGTCACTTATATTCGGCAATCGCAAGCACATCGGCACATGGCCAACTATCAATACAATTGCATGTATGCGAATCAAATGCCCGATCGGGCGGCGGGTGCGATCGGTCTTAATAGTCTAGCGCCTTACTTTGGATCAACGGCAAGGACTACCTTTAATGTCGTCAAGTCATGCATCGATACTGCAAGGTCAAAGATTGTGAAACAAAAGCCGCGTCCTTTTTTCGTGACAGAAAACGGCGATTGGCATTTGCAGCAAAAAGCAAAGAGACTAAACCAATTCGTTCTTGGTCTTTTTGAAAACATTGGCGCACCTAACGGACTAATCAGGGAGTCACTATATACAATCGGCGGTGAATGTTTTTTTGATGCGGCGATCACTGGCACCGGCGCGGCGAAAATGTCTATTCGTGGTGAAAAGATAGTTGCTGAGCGGTTTCTATCGGACGAGCTCGTTGTCGATCAATATGAAGGAATCTATAGAACGCCAAGGTCTATGCATCAGATTAAATACATAGATAGGCAGGTTCTTTATGATCTTTATCCCGAAGCTAAATTTAGAAACGCAATAGAAAGAGCTAGCTGTCAAAATCCTAGCGCCTCTGGGAATGCCCAAGACATGATACCAGTGATAGAAAGCTATCACTTGCCGAGCGGTCCAAAATCCAAAGACGGGCGAAGAGTCGTGTCAATTCAAACTGGAACACTTCACTATTCAGAATGGGACCGACCCTACTTTCCTTTCCTAGTGCAGCGTTGGTCATTAAAGCCGGTGGGTTTTTTCGGGATGGGACTAGCAGAAGAATTGCAAGGAATCCAATTCGAGATAAACAAGATTTTACACGATATTTCTATCGGTCTTAGGCGGGTAGCTCGTCCTAGGGTCGGCCTGCATATTTCCGACGCGAATTCCAGGAAGGGCTTCACGAACGAAATCGGCGAATTTTATTTCTACAAGGATAGGCCGCCGATCTTTTCAACGCCGCAAGCTTTTGGAGGCGAGACCTACAATCATCTTGATAGGCTATTTAACAAAGCTTACGAGTTGACAGGCATTTCGCAGCTTAGCTCAACGTCAAAAAAACCGTCTGGCTTAGACGCGGCCGTTGCGCTGCGTGAGTATCAAGACATTGAAAGCGAGCGGTTCGCTACAATTCACATGATGTACGAAAATTTCTTCACGCCGCAAGCGACATACATGGCCTTAGATCTTTTGGATCAGCTACTAGAGGCCGGCGTCGATACGGTTGTTCAAGCAAAAGACGGCGTCACTTTCCAGCCGATTAAATATTCAGAAGTTAAACTTCCCAGAGATAGCTTTACAGTTCGTTCCTATCCAACGGGATTTTTGCCGTCTGAACCCGCCGGAAAGTTCGCTAAGGTTCAGGAACTAGTCCAGGCTGGTATGTATTCGCAAGACGAAGCGCGCGAGCTCATGGACTTCCCAGATCTTAAAAAGGTCGATCGCATCAAGAATGCTATTAAGTCGGCAACAACGGCTTATATCGAGGACATTATAGATACGGGTGTCTATAAGCCGATCGAGCCATACCAAGACCTAAAATTAACGCAACAACTAGCGCAGTCATATTATCTGATCGGTCGTACTCAAGGGATGCCAGAGGATAGGCTAGACCTTTTAAGGCGTGTCATGGACGAAGCTAGAGGCCGTATTGAAGAAATGCAAGCGCCGCCGCCAATGGACCCAATGGCCGCGCAAGGAATACCGCCCGAAGGAATACCGCCGGAAGCTATGCCGGCAGGACCGCAAGCCATGCCGCCAATAGCGGCCGTTTAAATGAGGCCATACCAATGTCCAGATTGCGGTATCGATTCGAGCCGCATAGTTACACTAAGCAAGGTCATGATTCATTGCCTGTTCCATGGCTTTGCTGAACTCGAAAACCAAAAGGATGAATACGATGCACGAGCAACAAACATCGAGCCAACCGTCGAACCCGTTAGAGTCGCCAAGCCAGCCGTTAGAAAATCAGGAGGAAAACGAACTGGAAAGCGGGACGCCTGGGCAGACTTCCTCAGAAAGAGAGGAATCGAAACTTGACGAGCTTGGGCTTTCAAAAAAATGGAACGCGCTCACGATGCAAGAGCGAAAGCTGCGGGAGCGAGAAACCCATTTCAAAACCGAAAAAGAAAAATACGACGCGATAGCTAGCAAGTATGAAAACCTTAAAACTAATCCCATGGAAGTTTTGCGCGAAGCCGGTTGGGATCTTAAAAAGCTTGCCGATCTAGTATTAAACGACGAAAAGCCAACGACAGAACAAAAGCTGCAAACATTAGAGGAACAGATTCTAGAGGAACGCGAGTCGAGAAAGCGCGAGAAAACCGAAGCCGAAGAAGCCCGTAAAAGGGCTTTAGAACAAGAACAGCAAGCCGTCTATGATCAGACCGTTGCTAAAGCGAAAAAAGATATCGACGATATTGTGAGCGGTTCAGATGAATTTGAATTGATCAGGGATCAGGGCGCACAGGAATTAGTGTGGAATGTCATGCAGGAGGTTTGGCGCGAAACCAAGCAAGTCATAGACATAAAGGAAGCGGCTCTTAAGGTCGAGGGATACCTAGAGGACGAAGTAGAAAAGATCATGAAGGCTCAAAAATTTCAATCACGCTATAAGCCCGTTCCTCCAAAAGAAGAAGAGATTGATCTAGGCCACAATTTCTACATGAAAAAAATGCTAGAAGAAAAATATGGACGTGGCCTATCTAACGACATGGTTTCGGACGGCGCAAGGGTTCCAGAGGAAAAGGAGGTTTATTTGACCGACGATGAAAGAAAGGCCAGGGTTGCAAAAAGACTTCAGGCGACTTTGCAAGCGTCAAGGAATGCAAAATAGACACTTGCTAGCTTCGGCCAATTAGTCCACAATGTTTTTGAATCTTCAAGTCAAGCCGCGCTCAAAGTCATACCAGCGGCGGTAGATTCAAAAACCAACGAAGTGATATATCCCGTCGGGCGTGATCGACACTGATTAAAAAATTCAAAACAATAAAACTGAATTATCAGGGGTTGATCAATGGCTTCAGGTGCAGACCTTACGGCGTATTCATCGTCGTTAAAAGAATTATATCCACAATCAAAAATAATCACTGCGACATACACGGCGAACCCGTTTTTTGCGCTTTTGCCAAAATTCGAAAAGTTCGGCGGTTCCTCGCTTCGTATTCCTTTGATCTACGGCGATCCGCAAGGCCGTTCGCGGACCTTTGGTACTGCGCAGTCGCAGTCAACGTCAACTAGTCGTCTTTTTAAAGACTTCAATTTGACCAGAGTAAAAGATTATTCAATCGCCACAATCGACAATGAAACCTTAGAGGCAACTGAAGGCGATGCTAATGCTTTCATTTCTGCAGCGTCTTCTGAAATGGACGGTGCTTTAAACACTCTCAAGCGATCAATCGGCATAGGTTGCTATCGTGATAGTTCTGGCCAACGCGGTCAGGTTTCTGCAGAACCCTCTGAAGCTGCCACGACTGTAATCACAATGAAGTCGGCTGGTGATATCACGAATATCGAGGTCGGAATGACTTTGAATATTCATTCGGCTAAATCTGGCGGTTCTCAAAGATCGCTCGACGGATCGACTACCTCTATCGTCGTTTCTGCGGTCAACCGCTCGGCTGGAACTTTTACTTGTGCAACGGCTTACGATAGCTCCGGCACTATCGCTGCAGACGATTATATATTCGTTGCCGGCGATCGCGGTCTAGGTCTTTCTGGATTAGAAGACTGGATACCCGCTACTGCTCCTTCTGCTACTGCATTCTTCGGGGTCGATCGCACCGCCGACGTCGAGAGGCTTTCTGGTCATCGCTTGGACGGATCAGGAGGACCATTAGAAGAAGTGTTAGCCGAAGCCGACGCGAAGGTAGCGCAGAATGGCGGGTTCATGCTCGATCATTTCCTAATGAGTCACGTCACTTACAAGAATCTTAAGAACTCCCTTGGTTCAAAAGTTCAGTATGTCGATTTAAATGCGGACCCGCGTGTTTCATTTCGTGGAGTCTTGGTCGACGGCGTCGGCGGTCCTATCAAGTGCGTCGCCGACTTTAACTGTCCTGACAACCGCATTTTCGGCGTTCAACTAGAGCATTGGAAATTCTATTCATTAGGGCCGGCCTGTAAGATCAGTGACGCAGACGGGCTATCAATGCTTCGTCAAAGTTCAGACGACGGCGTCGAGATTCGAATAACGTCCTATGGAAATATCGGGACTTCCTGCCCAGCCAGCGCGATCAATATCCAAATCTAGTCAGGTGCCTATTACGAGGATTTATCCATAGCAGGCCGCCGGTGAAAATCGGCGGCCAGTCATTTAAAAAGGAAAAAAATAATGGCTAATAGAAGTTTTAAACCGGGCGCTATGGCAATTGAAAAAGGGTTAGTGTGTCTTTACGGTAGCGTCACAACTACAACTAGTGGCACGATTGGTTCGTCTGATTGTCGCGGGTTTTCGATAGCAAAGACCGGATCAGAGACAGGACGTTATACTGTCACGCTAGAAGACGCATACAACGGACTTCGATCGGTCCAAGCTGTTTTGGAAGGCGCTGCAGACGCCGCCTATACGAACGCCAAGGGCTTAGGGTTTATCCTTCGCAATGTTGACGTTGAAAACAAAACCTTCGATATCCAATTCGTAAACGGCGCACAACCGCAAGCAGATGCGGAAATCGAAGACGCTTCCGTAATATATGTGGAAATCACGCTCAAAAATTCAACCGTCACTTATTAAGGGGTCAAACATGCTTTTAATGTCTGGACCCGAAAAGTCTAAAAAGATTGCGACTCTAATTATTGGCGGCATGAAAGACAAGGGATTTCCCAAAGAAGAAGACAAGGGGGAGGACTATGACGGGTCAAGCCCTTCAATGTTTGATTCTGAAGGTGAAGACGAAGAAATGGACGCCGGTTCTGCAAAAAAATCGGCGGCACGCGCTTTAATGCGATCAATAAAGGAAGGCGACGAGTCGACTTTTATGGACGCGCTAGAAACAATTGTCGATCAATTGATCATGGCTCGTGAATCTAGCGAAGAGTATTCCGACGACGACGAAAGAAAAGGCGAGGACTACTAGCATGGCAACAATTACGGTTGGCACGATAAAAACCAGAGCGCGAAATAAAGCGGATATGGTTAATTCCAACTTTATTGGCGAAACCGAATTGCTTGCCTATGTTAACGAATCCTATTTTGCTTTCTATGACCTAATGGTTTCTCGATTCGAAGACTATAATCTAGGCGATCCAACTAGCTTCACCATCTCTTCAGGATCTTCTACGCATACCGTCGACGCCGACTTTTATAAGCTTGTAGGAATTGACAAGTCTTATGGTGGCGATCGCTGGTATCCTCTACGCAGCACACCTTGGCGCTCACGCAATCGCAAGTATTCGGGTTATATCGGTCGAGGTCAGTATCCCATGGTCAGCTATCGTTTGACCGGCACAAAAATTAGATTCACACCAGAAGACAGCGCCGCCGGCGATTATCGCTATTGGTA